ACTTAAATCATTGGCGTTGCCAGTCGACCGTTGGATGCTAGACATGGGCCAGAAGCCAACCAGGCCCGGCAAGGCCATGTAGGATGCCAGCACATTTCCCAGAAAGACCCCATTACCCATCGTCTCTATGTTACGGATGCGCCGGTCCAGGCTCTCGTTTTTCTGAGGGATAATCACTGGGGGGGGGATATAATAAGTCGGTTCCCCTCCACCCTGGCCCCTATCTTTATGTCTACGGCCTCTGCCGACTGGGCGAGCTGTAACGGTTGCCATTATGTCTCTATTGCCCTTAATGTCGCGGTAATTTGTTCCTCACTGCTGGATACCTCAATTTGAATGGCATCCACGCTGCAATTGATAGTTTCTCCGTCAAACTCCACGGTTAGCAGGTCACCAAATCCCCAATGGACGCCATACTCGGTTGTGCCGGGGATGTTGACCAGTTTCGCCTGAAGAATCCTTTTCGGCCTATTTTCCCTCAACCCGGCTTTGGCAGCATTGTCTACCTCCTGGGCTACTCCCTCCTGAGTTGCGTTCAGAAACATCTCTCGCCGGTTTAGAGGAGTTGCTCCGATACGGTCAAGGGAGGAGGCCGTTGCTACATACCTAAATTGGTTAAACCCCGCTCCGCCGGCATAAATATAGGTGGCCTCACCGGTATAGTCAAAGGAGCGGAGGACACTGGTTAGGTTACCCCGGCCAGGAGATAATACTACCGGATTGACGCCACTGGGGAAGGTATGGTCGAGGCCACGCTGTCCTCGATATGTTCTAAATTCAAGGGTATTGTAGGATGGAGCTACCACGTCAAAATAGACCGATGATCCGGTGCTGATAGTAGTCAGGGATATATCCTGAGTAACATCTAATACATTGTTCCAGGCAAACCTTTTAGATATGGTTGGCCCCTGGCTAGTATCGGTCTCCACGCTGAAATAGGTTGAGATATTCCGGTTGGCATCAGTGGTGCTGGCTCCAAAATTCTCTCTTATCACCTGTTTCATCATATCATCGGCCTGGTCGCTTACCTTATCAGCATAAGAGGTTCCATCATCATAGGCCACAATACGCCGGTTGAGTATCTCATTGGCAGAAAAGGCTCCAATAGAGATACCCATGACCCCGGCTTCATCCAGGGTCTTATTGATACGTCGGATGAGCCAGACGGTTTCAGTATCTATCTTGCCATTTCGCCAGACAACAATGCGGCCATCTAACTTGATGAAGTCAAAATTAGGATAGCCTCCAGCCAGGCCCAGCTCAAGGGAGCCAACGTTATTTAAGGCCCGATCATATTTTAGGTACAACCAGCTATCAATCACATCCAGGGTGTTGCCAAATGGGTCAAGGAGCCATACTTCATATTGGACGGTAGAGGCCATAGTTTAGGTTCCACCTGGAATCAGGTTCATCATTTGATAAAATAATTGTAGAATCGACTGCTCGTTCATAGTTGTATTTATTATAGGCGCAAAGCTAATTTGGTTTACCGTCCCCCCTCCAACTATAGCTCCCCCGCCTGTTCCCGTTGTCCCCCCTCCGCTCTGCATCGCAGGTATCCTCAACTGTTGCCCTAATCCGGCCATAATCTGCTGGCCCAAAAACCCCATTAGTTGATTTAAGCCCTCTATAATATCCCCAGCTGCGGCATCTACCGGGGCACTCAACATTCCTAGCAAGCTCTGTTGCTCCTGCATATTAGCTAATCCAGCCTGGAAGCCAGTAATACCCCGAAGGTCGCCTTGCATAGCAGCCTGCTCTGCTACTAATTGATTTAGCCTGGCCTGAGCCTGAGTTGCGTTCATTATCTGTCCTTCGACATTAAAAGAGTCGCCCCCCTGCCTGAGTAAGCTGTTTAAGACAGTAATTTTTTTATTAAGGGCATCGGCCTCTGCGGTAGCTGCGCTGGCAAATTGGCTGACTCCCCCTAGCATTTTCTGGAAATTCTCAGCAGTAGTTGCCGCTACTTCCTGGGAAATGGCTACCTGGCTTTCCCGAATAAGCCTGACAAATTCCTCAGCAGCACCAGCAGCATTATCTATACCTGCTTTCTCCCAGTTGGTAACTGCATGTTCGAGTAGGTCTTGTAGTTGGGTATCGGTGGCATGGGCGGCAAAATCCATATTATTGCGAATAGCTGTCTTAAAGGACCTTAGTATAAAGTCAACCTTGTCAGCTGCCTCAGTTTGGTCAAGGAACTTCTCCAGGTCATCACTGGCCTGTCCCATTACCGCCCCAAAGTCAGTCCGAACATAGCGCAGGTCGAGTATCCGGTTCAGGGCATCCTGCATAGCTGTAGGGTTATTGAGAGGAGCCAATAACAGACCATCTATGATAGACTGACCGATGGGAGCATAGGCCATAGCAGGGGAGCCGCCCCTGATAGCTGCCATTACAGAGTTAATGGCATCCCGACCCAGGAGTTGCTTGAGGTATTCTAACACCATAGCAGCGTTAGCTTTGAGGCCAGCCAGGACTCCATCAAGAATGGACTCGCCCAGGGCGGCCCAGTCTGTTTCGGTAACAATTCCCTGCCAGCCCTCAACCCCGGCTGTAAATACTTCGTAAACTTTCTCGACCGTGGCGTTCCAGCCATCTACAATAGCATTTACAATACCGCTCCCGATGTAGGTAGCAATAGTCCTGATATTTGCCCCGATACCTGACAGGATACCCGATAGCTCATTAAAGGTTGCCGGTTCCAGGTCTGCTCCAAAACTGGCCAGGATACCGTCAAGGATTCCGGCAACTAACGTGCCACCCAGGATAATAAGGGAGCCGGTAATAGATGCGGCTGCTACAGATAGACCAGTTGCCAGAGCTAGCAAAGCATTGGTGCTGCCTTCGCCTCCCTGGAACAGCAAGGTCATAGAGTCGGTTATCATCTTACCCAGGTTCTGGCCTAATTCTCTCATAGCAGTCTGGGCTTCCCCGGAGGTGGCCCAGGCTACCACAGCCGCCCCCAAAGCTATTAAGGCTCCAGCCGCCCCAACTGCTGCTACCTGCACCCAGTCCCATATCCTGGTTGACCATTCCATTAAAGCTGCTGAGATAGTCGGCCAGTTATCAGTCAGGAAAGTTGCCGTAGCCTGAACGATACCAGATAGGGCAGCCGGGATATTGGCATAGGCGCTGGCTAATTGCTGGGTAATAGCATCCCCGATTCCACCCGTATTCCCCATTTCCTGAAAGGTAGCAATTAGACCTTGAATAGAGGTAACCAGGTTAGTCACGAAAGTTACCCCCTTGCTGAGAATAGGGAACATATTAGCTTGGAGCCAGTCAAAGGCTCCCCCTAACCCTATCTTTAGGGTATCAGCCAGGTTGCCGGTATCTCCAGTCAGGAGTTTCATCAGGTCAGATATTTTCTTAAAAAAAGTACCGGCTCCTTCAAAACCCATAAAGGCGAGTAACCCACCGGCTCCAAACTTCTTAAATTTGGCAAATCCAAGCATGATAGTATCGGCTATCCCCTTACCGATGTCATCCATTGAGCCACCCAGTACAAATTCACTGATTTTGCCAACAAAGTCGCTCATCATCGGGGATACCGCTTCTACCAACGGCCTGAAAAAGCTCCTGGCTCCGATGACAAATATATCAGAAATAGTAGACTGGATACCTTTGACGCTATTTGCCATTTCTTTACTGGTTCCGGCAAAGGTGTTTTGAGAGAAGCGAGTCATTGCCGTAAATAGATCATCAAAAATACCTGGGGTTGTAGCAGCTTTGGCGTTAAATTCCTCAACCGACATCCCCATTTCAACCCCAAGTACCTTGCTGACATCAATACCCATTCGGCGCAATTGGCGCAGGTCTATTTCCGTTAGTTTGCCAACCTTCTTGACCTGTAACAGTTGGTCAGCAGCAAATCCCAAATTCTCAGAACCGATACCTACCGAGGCGGCCATATCTAAAAAGCCAGCAGTAAAGGCTTCGGTCTGCTTGACCCCCATCCCGGCAGCTACCGCATACTTGGCAACCAACTCAACACTTTGGGTTTCAAAGGGAGAGACCACTGCCATTTTGCTAATGGCATCCATTAACTGGCCGGTCTCTTTACGGGCTATCTTTTGAGCATCTGCCATGCTCATGACCTCATTCCAGGTTGTCTTGGTTTCTGTGCCGTAGGTAGTAGTAGAGGTCTTTAGCCCGGCAATACTACGTTCAGTATCCTGCATCGCCAATGACAACTGCTCGTGTTGAGCTTTGGTCTTGATAACAACCAGGCCATTCTCTCCGTATTGTTCGGTAAGCTGCCTTATTTTCTCTGATTGTTCCTGGAATGTTGCCCGTTGGGTCACCAATTTTGCGTTAAGTTCGGCTGCCTTAGTCGCCATTTCGTCCTGGCTCATTATCTGTTTGGCCATGGCAACCGATACAGTCTCGGTAGATTGCTCATACATATTGTTGGCAGTGAGTAGGGAACGAAGCGAGGACTCCAGCATCTGGGCAGAACCAACAGCATTAAGTCCGGTACTGACAAACGAGGTAATCCCTTCGGCTATCCGATTAAATACCTGGGCAGCCACAATGCCCCCGGCTACCGTTGCCATATTGCCGATAGAGGAAGCCAGGCCACCAGCCGCAGAAGTTCCGGCATTGGCCGCAGAGGGGAAGGAGCTTACAGCCCGTCCTAATTTATGGACAGCATCGGCAGCCTGGGCGCTGACACCGGAAAAGGAATCTTTGCCTTGAATATCAATAAGAACTGATTGAGACATTTTGCCCTATGACGCTTCGGATGAAGTGGCCCGGAGAGGCCAATACCCGAAGGGGTATAAAAAAAGCCGGTTGTCCCGGCCTAATTTAACATCTTTCTGGTTCCACTCATTTCCCCTCCATCCCGTAACCACCGGGGGCGTTTGGAGAGCCAGTAT